GCGCCCACGCGAGGGGAAGTGTTGCAGACTTCCCACCGGTTTTCCTTTCCGTGCCCGAATCGGGCACAAATCATTTTAGGGCCTTGAGGATGTACGCGGCGAGGTACTCGCTCCATGCCCTTTGCGTTGCGGGGCCGAAGGAGTTATCCACGTCCAGCTCGTAGCCGCAGGCGTTGAGAAGCTCTTGCAGCTTGCCGACCGCCGCGCCCTTGTCGCCGCGCGTGAGCACGGCCTTGTCCGCGGGGTATTTCGGCACGCCGAAGCCGCGAATATACCGCCCGTTCACGGGGATGACGCGGTACGCGCACTTGTGCTCCTTGCCCTTGTTGCCCTCGAACACCGTGATTTCCTGCCCGTCGCAGGCAGTCACGATGCCCGTGTGGTTGGGCGCTCCGGTGCAGTCCGTGAGGGCGTAGTCCTTGCGGTCGTTCCAGCAGTAGAATACCTGCTCGCCGACCTGCGGAACGTGCGCGTCGTCCTCGATCCATTGGCCGCGCGCCTGATACCATTTCATCTGCTCGCCGCAGCTGCACTCGATGGGAATGACATCCGTCAGGCCGCAGAGGATCGCCGCCGCGGACACCATCGCCGCGCAGTAGTCGTCCGAATAGGTGAGCCTGTAGCCGCGCGGGTGCGGGAGATAGCTGTTGTAGGCGTCCACGATGCGCTTATGCACCGCGTCGCCGCGCACCGCACCCTCCCACGCGGTTAAGGTCTCAAGAAACCTCTTCATTTTTCTTCTTCTCGGTCTGGGTACCGAAGTAAAAGGCGATGACGGTCGTGAAGATCGTCAGAAACTCCGTCCCGCTGATGCTGCCGCGCAGGGCGAGCACCGAGAAAACCGCCGTGAGCACGACGGTTACGAGGCTCTTGACCGTGAGAAGATTTGCAATTCGATTTTGCATATTTTGCCTCCTTTACAGAAACCGCACGGCATAGAACTGCCGCGTCTGTGTGTTGATTTTGTTACACGCGCCGTGGATGGCGGCGACGTGCCCGCCGTCAAGCATGACGGCGTTGGTGAGCTTGAGCTTGTCCCGGCACAGCGTGTTGACCTGCTGAGCGGTCATGCTGCGGCAGTACACGCCATAAAGCAGCCCGCCCTTGTAGCCGAGGACGGTGTGGTTGGTCTTGCGCAGCACGTCGCTGAACGCCCCTGTGAAGCCCTCTGCGGCAGGGTTAAAATTGCCGAGCAGGCCAAGCCCGCCGACCGCCCACACGACGTCACCCAGCGCCGCCGCCGAGGACACGCGGGCAACGCGCACCGCGCCGTCCGTGGTCTTGTAGAGCACGCTCTCGGGGCGAGGATAGTGACAGCTCATGCCGCGCACGACCTTGCCGCCGCGCACCAGAATGGAGCAGGGCTGGCCCTGCCAGCTAAAGCTTCCCGAGATGGCGTTTTTCGGCAGCGGACCGCTCAGGTTGACGGGCTCGATGTCCCGCGCGATGATGCAGGGCTGTCCGTACAGCTCGACATTGAGCGGGAAGCAGTCCGCGCCGAGCTTCGCCGCGATGTCGCTCAAGGTCTGGTTGCCGATCCAGCCGTTATCCAGCGCGCCCACAGAGCGCTGGATGGCCTTTATCATGCGTACCTCTTCCGAGGTCGAACCCTTGACGTCTCTCACGAGACCACCTCCCACTCGTCGATCTCCGATTTGATGCGGTCGATGAAGCTGTTTCCACCGAGGGCCTTGTAGCCGCGGTAGAGATAGAGAAAATCCTCCAGCTCGTACTGCCGGATGGTGCGGTCCTCTCTGTGGCGGTAGTAAGTGTGCAGCATGTCGTGCCGGAGCTGGCACTTGAGCGCGTCGGTCAGCTTGTCCAGCCCGAGCATTTTATTGCGCAGCGGCTTGACGAGCATGGCGACCGCCGCGAGGATCACCGTCAGCTCCGAGCACAGCGCCGCCAATTTCGATAAACTTTCCATAGGCGTTGTCTCTCTTTCCGGCGGCGCGAAAAAAGCCGCCTTGTCGTGCTTGACAAAGCGGCTTTAGGTGTGCTATATTTAGGCCAGTAAGAACGGCTGCCATTGCTGGTGGCGGTCGTCCCTCAGTGAGTTTATAGCTCGAAGGAAACGCCGCTTACCGCTATGGTGGGCGGTTATTTCTTATGTCTTGTGACCGTGAAGATCAGAGACGCAAGACCGATGAGCACAAGCGAATATGTGAACATATCAGCGTATGTAACCATCGCGCACCTCCTTTGCAGGAAGTGGACAACCTTGCCGTTCTTACTGGCAGGCGAATTATAGCACAGTCTGCCGCGCTTTGTCAATTTGCCGCCCTCCGGGGCGGCTTTTTTACTTGTTCAGCTTCGCGAGCTTTTCCGCGATGTCCTCGGGGATGGCGCAGGTCGTCATCTTGACGCAGTAGCCGTCCTCGTCGTAGGTGAGCTTGTACTGCGGCAGGACGTAGATCTCCGTGCCGGCGCGGGAAAGGTCGCGCGCCATGACGGGCTGCACGATGCCGTTCTTGACACCCGAGTTTTCGCTCAGGCCCGCGGGGGTATCGGTGACCTCGATGGGCTTGCCGTCGGATGCGATTCTCTTGTAAGTAGCCATAGTGTTGTTCTCCTTTTCTTTGTTCAAAATTTATTTATCAACGGCGTAGCTTTTGCCGGTGATCTCTTCATAGTCCTGCGCGCTGAGGATGCCCTTTTTTACGGCGCTGCGCACCATGTCGGCGGTCCACAGACCTTGCGCGTACCATCTTGCGATTTTTTCTTTCATGTCAGCCCTCCAAAAGCGTATCGGTCATCATGGCGGTGTAGGCAGTCTGCGCCTCGATGCGGTCGAGTTGAGTGGGGGCAGGCTCGGGCTGGCCGTCGTCCTCGACTGTGTATTCGCCGTTGTAGGCCTCGGCCTTGGCAATTTTCTCGTTGGCTTCGCTCCAGCCAAGGGACACCTTGGAGAACACCTGCTCAATATTCGGCTGTTCCTTCGTACCGTGGTTGATTTCGGTGCAAAGTTGATACTTGATGACTTTCATGATGCCTTCTCCTTAGTCTGTGATTTTGGTGTACTTCATGGCAACATAAGCGTTGTAATTAGACAAATCAGCAGATGTCCAAATTGCGACATTTGTGTTATCCGCGTTAATGCCGGTGACCTGCATGCCAAACGCTCCTACAACAATAGCTTGATCTTGGGCCGACCCATACACTGATATAACGCTGGACACATTGGGGATATTGTGTTTAACGACTTTCTGTGTAGCGTTTGGCAGTGCCCCGAAATTGACCAGTTTACAGTACACAGGCTTGCCGAGATACCGCTCTGTGGTGCGGTATTCAACGCCGAGGGCGAGAGGGGGATTAAGATATTCCATCGTAGCCTTGAGAGTTTCACCACTTGGTAATGTATCATCCGCCCCAATGTATACAGGGGCTTGGCATTCCGCTCTTTCCCAGCCCATACTGATAAAATCAATACCACCAGTATTTAAGCCGTTAATGTTATAGTACACATCGATACAGCACAGACCAGACGCATTCGAAACAATACGGGCACTCGTAATCGCCGATACTACATAGTTGGTGTACTCTATACACTTGAGTGAGCTGCCTTCGGCACTCAACGTCACTAACAATTTGAGGGATGATGGCCCTCCGTTGTTATAGGAATGCTGTACGGTCAGAATACCGCAGGATCGCTTAGTGCCTGTCGCAATGCGATACCAACCCTTGGTATCAAATATCCCCACGACAAATGTGCCGTTCTGCGCCTCGATGTTCCCCCGCGCCTGCGTCTTCTGCTCGGAGGTGAGTGTCTGGGCCGCGTCGTAGCGGACGAAGTTGCTGGAACCGCCCACGGGGCCTTCCGGGCCTTGGAGGTTGCCGACATAACGCCAGTTGGAAATCGTTGGGTCATACATGTAAAACGCATACGGCGGCTCTGTGCCAACACCATAGGTGTCACCGGTCCCGGGAGACGGGACGGCTGCATTTAGTGCGGAAAGTGTTTCGTAGTAGCCAAGTACCATAAAGTTCTTTCCATCCGCGCCGTCGGCTCCCTTGGCTCCCCTCTTTCCCGCGGGCCCCTGCGGGCCTTTGATCGCGGTCAGAGATGTTAGCGTAAAAACGTAGACCCAATTCGCGGAGCCCTTGAGGTAGACTTTGCCGTAGTCCTCCGAGGAGGTGTCGGTCGTCAGGATCAGAACAAACTGACCCCGTGTGACATCCGTGCTGGAGAAATCATCATTCATGGCTGAGACGCTGTCGTATTCCTTGGTGATGCCGATCGGCACGCCCGCAGAGGCAAGCAGCGCGTCGATCTCCTCGCCGGAGTAGCCGGACATGTAATAGTCTTGCAGCTTGGAGAAGATCTCCTCCAAAACTGCAACTCTCTGTTCAATCGTCATAGAATCACCTCACACGATGAAAAGTTTGTTTAGGCGGTCGAAAAACAGCCCGCCGCCACGCTGGACCAACGGCCCAGATCTTACTTGCCCGAATTTTCGGTAGTAGAGAATAATGCAGCCGTCGCCTGCCTCGCCGCCGTCGGAGCCGCGACCGCCCGGGGCGGGTTCGGTGTCCCTCGCAGTTAGCGACGCTTGCGAGACCGATATATTTTCCGATGACGTCTGGCGCGCGTTCGCCGCGCCGTTGGAGCCTGCGCCGCCGCCGCCGTGGCCGCTTGTGCCGCCGCAGCCGTAACGGCTCTCCTTGGCGGGCGGCGTTGCGTCTGCGCCCGCGCCGCCGCGCGCCGCCGTGACCGTCGCGAATGCGCTTGAGGAGCCGATATAAGCATCGCCGCTTCCGTTTGCAAGGCCGTCGTTTCCGTTAGAGCCTGCCGCCGCGCCGCCGCCGTAGCCGCCGAGCCAGCTGTAGCCGACGTAACCGTAAGGCGCAATTTTGTAGTCGCCCCGCCCGTCTTCTCCTTCGACCTCCTCCTTGTTTTTGCCCGCGGAGTAGGTCACACCGTCTACGGTGATGGAGGGACTTGGCTGGTAGGTATACTTTCCATCGCTCCACGTGTAGCCGTTGCCCGGGCTGCCCGCAATGCCGCTTTTGCCTTTGGCGGCAAAAACGTCGCCCGTGATCGCGTCGGTGTAGCCCGCCTCGCTCGACGAGCCCGTGTCGCTCGTTGCGCCGCCCATTGTGGTCGCGGTACCAAACGCGCCCGCGTCGTTGCCCTGCGAAAAGACGCCGCCGTAGCCGCCCCTTCCGCAGGCATAGGAGACCTTTGCGCCCGGTACGGCGTCGGTGACGGTCTCGACCAGCACCTTGCCGCCATCGCCCGCCTCTCCCGGCTCGCCGCCCTTGCCGCCCTCCAGCGAGACGCCGTTGGCAAGGCCGACGTAGCGTCTGAGAGCGTCAGATTTCGTGGTCCATGATTTCGGCGTGCGCACGGCTGGGCTTTCGCCCCGATGGCCGCTGCTGCCGCCGCGCCCGCCGCCGATAAGGACGCGGGTGTAGCTCGTGACGCCCTCCGGGACCGTCCACTCGCCCGAGCCTGTGAGGATGACGCGCTCGTCAAAATACTCCGACGATTCCGGCTGCGGGGGAAGAAAGCCGACGAGCGCCGCCATTTCGCTCTTGAGTGTGCCGCTCATGGTCGTGTCAAGGATCACGATGCACGCAGAAACCATCTGCTTATCGTAGGGGTGATAGACGCTGACCACATGCCCGGGCTTCTCCTGCCCGCTTACAATGCCGTTGGTGATGGTCTCTCGGCACTTATAATAGTCTGCCAGCCTTTTGGCGACAGCGGAGGAATTGACAAGGGAGACGAGCGTGGCGTCCGTGACGGACTTGACGTTTTCCGCCGCGTTCTCTGTGACGGTTTGCGTCACAAGACGCGTGTTGTGGATGTATGTCTTGCCTTTGAGCGATCCGGAGCCGGCGGAGATTTTAGCGTAGTTTGCGCCACTCTCCAAAATGGTGAAGCCTGTCGCTGTGAGTGAGTGCATCGGCTCGGAGAATGTGATGATATCTCCCTGCTGAGATGTGCCGGAAAAAAGCTCCTTTTCGTCGGTCCCCGCGATGTACTGATGCTCCGTGACAGTAACGGCGGAGATGGGGTCGCTATAGCTCACTTTCCCGCCGCTGGCATACATTCGGTTGCTGCCAATCATGGACGAGGCACCATCCCATAACGCATCAATGTGCAAAACGCCGTTTAAATCGGTCGTCAAATACGCGCCGATAGCAAACAGCACCTGCACAAGGTTGTCCCTTGCGCTTTTCCCCAGCCTATCTGCTTTTGGCTGGCAATACGGCAGCCATCCATATAGCTTGGTGTTGGCAAATACGCTTTTTACAACAACAGGTACGTTCCCGCAGATTTCTTTAACGACTTCTGCCACAGTTTGCCCGGTATAAATGCCGCCTTTGTGCGCCCTTGCCGCTAAAAGCCCGACCGCAGACCACGCAACGAGCCGATACGAGGTTGTGCCGGTGCGTGTAATTGACCGGAGATAATAGGTCTGCATGGATGCGTCGGAATCACTTTCCCAAACGCGGATCGGGTCGTTCTTGGCAAATGCCATAATGGTCGGATCGTTGCATCGGACGACCGCAGTCAGCGTATCCGCCGAAATGCTTTCGCAGCTTAGCGATTGTTCGCGCGTCGGCTTAGCACTTTCGGTTTGCGAAAAAAGAAATGTCCAGTTTTTATAGGTGATCTTCATGCTCACTTCTCCGTCAACACGAGCACCATGCCCGTCCAGTATTCCGCCGCGTTTGTCCCCTGCCCCCGATCTACGCTTTCGGGCGGTTCGCAAGTCATTGCAGCCGTGCGGTAATCTCCCGTTTTAGGATCAAAAAAGTAGACGTTGAGCGTCCCGCTATAAAGCTGGGTCAGCAACGCATTTAGCTGCGTTTCGGTCAGCGGCATGCAGGTGCAGGTGATGACTGCTTTAATTGCCAAAATGTCTTCGGTAAAGCTCCCATCGAGCATATAGCCCTCGTTCGGCCCTTTGATCTTTTTGTGCGTAACCTTATAGCCAACCGGAGTAAAGTACGCAGTGAAGTCAACGTTATTGATCTTGATCGTTTTTCTCATGCTCCACTCCTCACCGCTTCTGCTTCATTGTAAGGAACCATTTTCCGAGCCAGCACGGTGCCGTCCAGTTCAGCCGTCAGGTTGATAATGATCTGGCCTTCTTTTCCTGCTGCCATAGAGCCAATCCCGGACGCGATAGAGTTTCCAATAGCCGCAGCGCCAGAAGCCCCAAAATCAATAGATGCGGTTCCAAAATCAAGGTTTTTCGAAATGTCGCGCTTAATGGAACCGAACTCGCTGTCCCATCCTTCTCCGAGACCCAACGCCATGTTTTCGCCGATTCCAGCAAATACGCGAGACGGCGAGTGGATGCCGAGCGTCGATTTTACGCCGTCTACAATACCGTCAAAAAAGCCTTCGACCATGCTTTTATGCCAGTCGCCCATCCTTTTAATGCCATCCCAAATGCCTTGGACAAGAGCTACGCCGATTTCGATTGCCGCTTCTCCGATATAGCTAAGAGACTGGATAAATGCAGATGCAAGATTTTTGACAATCATGGGTGCTTCCGCCAAAAGAGTGGGCAGATTATCAACAAGCCCCTCAACAAGCGCGGCGATAAACAGCGTACTTGCTTCAACAAGCGCAACAAGCGTGTCTGGTTGTGTCAACACTTCCGCAATCTGTGCCACGCAATCTGCTAACTGCGGCGCAATTTCCGGAATAGCCGATGCAATTCCTTGCACCAATGCAATCAGCATTTGGACGCCTACGTCTAATAGCTGGGGTATAATTGACAGAATCGCTCCGGTGATTTGCGGTGCCATATCAGCAAGCGCCGAAACGATTCCTGGTGCTGCGTCTGCCACGCCTTGCACTAATGCTGTGGCAGCATCTACAAGCGACGGCAAAACAGAGCTTACGAGCGACGGTAATTGCTCAGAAATAACCGGAGCAAGCTTGACAATAAGATCGCCAAATCCCGTGAAAATCTTTTCAATGCGCGGGATAATGTTTTCTGCGGCCTTGCTGACCGAATAGGTAAAGTTTTCGATCAACTTGTCAAGGTCCGCGTTATCGTCTGCAATTCCGGTCACAAGGTTTGACCAAGCGGATTTCATCATGTTAACGCTGCCTTCGATGGTGCTGGCTGCTTCTTCCGCGGTTGTGCCCGTAATGCCCATTTGATCCTGTATTACATGGATCGCCTCAATTATCTTATCAAACGATACGCTGTTGACCGTGTCCGCTGTAACTTCAACGGTGTCGCCCAACACCCCGGAATCGTTAATAAGGCGTGCCATCTCGGACGCCGTGCCGCCATAGCCAAGCTTGAGGTTATCAAGCATGGTATAGTTCTGCTTGGCAAAACCCTGATAGGCATTTTGGATCATTTCCATACTTGTGCCCATCTTGTTGGCATTATCTGCCATGTCAATGACGGCCTGATTGGCGACCTCTGCCGCCTTTTCCGTGTCTCCGCCAAGACCTTGCAGCAAGGACGCCGAAAAAGATGTAACGGTATCCATGTACTCGTTGGCAGACAATCCGGCGGTTTCGTAGGCGCGATTTGCGTACTCTATCACTTGATCGGCGGACTGCTTGAACAGCGTTTCCACGCCGCCGACAAGCTGTTCATATTCCGCGTAACCGTCCAAAGATTGTTTTGTTAAGAGGGACACGGCCCCGGCAGCGGCGGCAACTGCCGCCGTGCCGATTTTTGCCGCCGTTTTCAGCCCGCTTCCAATTTTTGACGCAATCCCGCCCAAATTGGAGCTTGCTTGATCGTCTACGCTGATTTTGACAAATAAATCAAGTAGATTCATGTTTCACCACCAATCCGCACCGCGCGACAATATCGGCGGTAATCTCTTCGCACGTCCGGTTGTCCTGTTTTTTCGGCTCAATCATGTCCGCGTATCGCGCCTTGATGTAGTTCCCGCTCGCAAATCTGGCCGTATTTTCGGCCACAATGCGCAGCGCGTCGGTCACATAGATGCGGTACGCCTCGGTTTTCGCTCTCTCATTGAGCCGCGCCACGCAGTACCGCAGGAACGGCTTTATTCGTCTTTGCCCTCGGTATTCTCCTGCGCAGAGCCAGAGGATTTCCCGCTCTGCGCTGAGAGAAAAAGCGCGCCGAATGCTTCATCGGTCAAAAGTTCCGTTGCGTCGCGCATCAGCTTGACGAGGTTCAGCGCGCCCTTGTAGCTCTCCGCGCTCACGCCCTCAATAGAGGCAAGAATGGCGATGATGTCGCCTTTGTGGCCCTTGAGCAGCGCAGGGAGCGCTTTTCGCGCCCGCTGCGTCGCAAACTGCTTCACCGTCATGCCCTCGGGCAGCTTCTCACGCTTGAACAGCGCGGATGCCGCATCATCCTCCGCAATGTTGGCAATCGGGTCGATGATATCCGCGATGACGTCAAAGACGCGCTCGCCCTGAATGTCGGAAAGTCTCATTTACGCCTCCGCCGTGCCGGCCTTGATGTAGATTTCAAAGGGAACGATGTCCTGCGCGCTCATGGAATAGTGGCCGGTAAACTCGAACGCAAACTGACCCTTGGACTTGTCCGCCGTCTGAAGCTGGAAGCCGCCCGTGGAAAGCGCGTTGAGCAGCTTGATAGCGATAAAGCCGCCGTTGGTTTCGCCGTTCTTGTCGGAGTAATCGCCTACAAGCCAGATATCGTCAAAGTCCGCGTCCTTGAGGTCGTTGCGTGGTGTGACCTTGGTCGTGTCGGTCGTCCCGATGTCCGCCGCGCCGCACAGCCGCTTTGCAATAGCGGTATCGGCATTGACAAACGTACCGGTCATCTTTACCTCCCACGAATCGAGCTTTTTCAGCTCCTTCATGTTCTTCGGACAGTTGTCGATATCCTCGCCAAAGTCTGAATAGGTCGGCGTGGCGGTAAAATTGACGCCGCCGGTCGTTGCACCGATCTGCCCCGCCTCGCCGATGGTGCCGGTAGCCGGTGTGAAATCGGTCGTCAGAATACCGGCGTTGATCTGAAGCTTCTGAAACGCATCAGAAGGAATCTTGGTAAATTTCATGTCGTTGTCCTTTCATCAGTTTTGCGACAGGAACTCAACCGTGATGTTGAGATACCGCCGCTTGATGTTTTTATCGCTTTCATCCGCGATATTCTGGCACCACGGAGAGCCGCGCTTGATCCACATCGCGCCGCCGTCGTACGGCACCATGCACCCGCCCATGCCGATGGTGTCGGCGATCTCCTGCGCCTTTGCGTTTGGCACCGCTTCGCTCTCGGTGTAATCCCAAAGATTGACCGTCAGCGCGATCTCGCCGCTCTCCCATGATCCGGTGATCAGCTCATAGGTCAGCCACGGGAAAACCGCGTCATCCGGCACGTTGGACGTTGGGTATGCTGGGAGGAATTGAGAAAACCACGCATGGAGCGCCTTATCTTTTGTCATTTTGGCAGCTCCTTTCGCTCCGCGGTGAAGAATTTCAGCGCCCGGACCGTCGGGCCTGCCGACCGCGGCGCAGCCCGTTCTTCCGGGTTTGATGTCACGCGGTAGGTGTTGCCGGTGGATGTGTCGCGAAAATAGTCGTTGTACTCGATGGGAACGGTCTTGTTGACCAGCGCGGAATACACCGAGGTTACGCCCTCTTTTTCGGCTCTGCGGGCTTCCAACGAGGTGTCGAGCGCCTGGTAGTTGAGAAATTCCGCGCCTTCGGCCCATGCGACGATGTAGCCGCCTGCGCCGTCCGGCGTTCGCGTCTTTTCCATCAGCACGCATTTTCTTGCGAAATCGTCGAGTAAACTCACGGTTCCACCCCCTTGAGCTTGCGCCAGTCGTTTAACCGGCCTCTAAAAGCGTCCTGCCAGCCGTTTAACGAGCCGCTGTCGTTTCCTGCGCTGCGTTTGGTGTAGGAGTAGCCCCCGAAGCTCTCGCTTTGATACGGGCTTGCAACGGCCTCTCCGTTCTTCTTCTGCCACGCCTCGATCTCAACCGAAAGATCGATTACGGCTTTCGGCACGGCAAGCGCCCACACAGAGCCGGTAAACGTCTCGTTCGTTAAATCAACCGCCGGATATTGGTGCAGGCCATCGTTGAACACGGAGCCGCAGATGCGGAAATATTGATTGGTCAGGAGAAAGGGCAGCGTAATGCTGCCATTCTCCACGGTGAACGTGCCCTCGTGGATTTCCACAAGGAACCAGTTGTTCAAGTGCCGTAAGACCTGTTCAAGCATTACGCCGCCCTCCTTATCACTTTGCGGTCACGCTTGCGTTGCCGCTCTTGAGCGCGTGGTAGTTGCCGTCGCACTCGACCACGGTCACGGTCTGCCCGGTCGCAATGGTCAGGTCGCTCTTGCCATCCCAATCGTTCCAACCGGCGACGTTATCGCCGTAAGCGACGGTCGAAGCAGAGGCACCGGACGTGTACTTATACTTGTTGCCTGCAGCGGCCTTTGCCGGAGACACGGTCAGCTTGGTATCGCCGCTCTTGGAGCCTGCGGCAGAGGTGACCGTCAAAGAGCCGAGCGTGCCGTTGTCGATGGTGCCAACGACCACGCCGTCAATGCGCTCGGCAAACAGCTCCATGCCGTTGATGACAGTGTCCGACGCGGTCATGTTGGTGTAATCAGGCTCCTCGTGGATGCCGATGTAGCCGGTCGCGTCGGTGGTAAAGGTGAAGACCTCCTGCAGATCCGCGCCGTTGACGGGGATGTAGTAGAGGACGATGTTGTCTTTCGCCGTGGCGTAAATCTTGCCCTTGGGGACGCTGGCGTTCATGATGAGCGTGCCGAGACCGAGGAAGTTCTCGACGTAGCTCATGCCGAACGCGGTCTGCACGGTGATGTTGGCCGTGGACAGGTAGTCCGCAACGTCCAGCGGATTCATGAAGTAGACCGCGCCGATCTCGTCATCCTCGAAAAGGACCTGCAGATTGCCCCACGCCTGCGCAAGAACAGTTTGGAAGTTCTTGCCGCTCACCGCGCCGGTGCCGGTCGAGAGGAAGTCAAAGAAGCTCTTGCGAATGCCCTTCTGCACATCCTTGAGCATCTCGTCGGTGGTCATCTCCACCGCCTGATCGTAGCCGCGGTCGGTGATCGCCTCGGCAGAGGTAGCCTTGCGCCACTTCTTGAGCGTGATTTCTTTGTAGTTCACGGCCTCTGTCTTGTAGTGGGAGAGGGGGATAGTGTCACCCTCGGCCACAACGCCGCTCTCGAGCGTGCCGGTCGCCTTGTAGCTCTTGAGCACAGTACCGGCCTGCTTGGCAATCTTGCGGGTCACACCGAGCGCTTCCATCAGTTTCTTGATGGAGTAGCCGAACATTTCGGTAAATTCGATCTCGCGCACGCGGGCGAGGTCATTTTTCTTGATCAGATTGGTTTCAGCAGCCATAATTAGCCTCCGTTCTTATTTTCAAAAAGATTGATGTTTGCAGCGATCGCCGCGCGGCGCTCCGATCTGTCTTTAATCTCCATGATCTGGTCTTTAGTCATTGCGCCGCCGCCGGTATTCGCCGGGGGATTGGCGGGATTCGCGCCCTTGAGCTGCGTGTTGGAGACAAGCCCCTTGTAGGTGCCGTCTACGAGTGCATCAAGGCTCTTGGTGTCCTTGATCTTCTCGCCGTCCAGCTCCAATGCGGCCATTTCCTCGCCGCAGCCGCGCATCGCAAGGTCGAGATTCGCGCCGGTGATGTTTTTGCTCTCAAAGTAAGCCCGGACGGCCTTTTCCTTCGCCGCCTTGCTTTCCCTTGCCGTGATGTCGGTCTTAAAGGCTTCAAAGGCCGAGTGTTCCTTCTCGTACTTTTCCTTATAGCCACCGTCACCCGCTGCCTTGAGGTCGTCCAACTGCTTCTGGACACAGGGCAGTTTCTCCGCGTCCGCCTTATACTTTGTGAGATCGTCCTTGAGGGGGTCAACCACGCCCAGATGCAGCGCAACCAAGCGATTTTCGATCTCTTCGGTGCAAGCTTCGCCGAGAATATTTCTAATTTCCGCTCTCGTAAATTTCGCCATGTTATTCGTTCTCCTTTTCCTTGGCCCCAATTCTTCGGGGGCGAACGTTGTATAAAAACCGCTGTACCTTGCGGGTTTTACCTAAAACAAAAGAGCCAACCTGTAAGAAATCCTTACAAGCTGGCTCCTATTGCCCTTTCCCGCGCCCTATCGCGCGGAAGTGCTGTATTTGATTGTTTTCTTGACCTCTAAGACAATGTACCCGTCGCCTTTTCGTCGTATTTCAGCATCGTTGCCGCGCTTGATAATGGCTTCAATGGCCTTGATGGTTTCATTATCCATTTTTCAGCTCGCTTTCCAGAATGTCCCGATACTGTGCGGCGTGGTCGGCGGCAGCGGGCTTCAAAAACGGCTGTGCCTTGTTGCCGCGCGTGTAATGCCAATTGCCCTTTGCGTCTTGATACACCCACGGTGTAGGCCGTCCTCCGCCGCCTTCGGCGTAAATGCCCGTGCCAAGCTCAACGGAAGGCGCGTAAGAATTGTCCGTCCCGATGATTACCGCCAGTTCCTGCTCGTCTACCACATGAGTATTGCTGTTTCGCAGAATTCCGGTATCCACGGGGCACAGCTTTTTTGCATATCCCTCTGCCACCAGCCCGCACTTTTCAAGCCCCCGCAGCAGCGCCGCCTTGATTTCGGCGGAAACCTCAGCACTGTGGTCTTGAACTTCAATGTTCATTTTTGAGCACCTTTAAGCATCTTTCCCATTCATCGTGCTTCCCCGATGTCGGCTTCTGCTCAATCAAAACAAGGATAAGAATATTCCATTGCTTTATATGATCTTCATGCGTGGCATTGCTTTCAAGAAAAGCTAATGTTTGCTTCATTGGATAAAGTTCCGCCCTTGCAATGAACGATTCCGCAAACGCACGAGCGCAGCCGCGCCTTTCGCACTCGGCATACACTTTTCCCATGCGATTCTCTTCTTGTGCTTTAAGCTTTTCTCTTATCCCTTGAATATTACTCATCATCCATCACCATTTTTATGTAATAGCGGTACTCTCCCATAATTTCTTCTTCGCGGACTTCCTTGATTGTAAATGTTGCCCCGCGTTTTAACAAAAACTCATATTCTGTGTCTTGGAATTGTCCAGCCAACTGATTGACATACGCCCCGCGTCCTACGCCAGCCGGGATTTCAATGTCAAATATCGTCGGCTTTGCAGTAGCAACGCCATTTCCTTGAACAACAGTTGTGCTTGAATATGCGCTTTCGCGGAATTTTTTGCCTACAAGTTCACTCAAGCTCTCTTTCACATCGTTGTCTTCTACAAGCCTGTCAAGAACATCATTCATTACACCGCGCTGAACGCGAATATTCTCTTTTAGCTCATATCTACTTATAGCGCTATCCAAACCTTTGATTTGCTGTTCGACAAATGCGCTATTGATGTTCTCCCAATCACCCGTTTTTCGCAAATATGCGTTTATGTCGTAGTAACCGCCGCCGGTATAGTCCCCAATAGCATAATCTTCGGCCTCTGACAAAGATTTTTGCCATTGTGCGTGCTTGCTTCTTTTCTTTGCGAGCAGTCCTCTTTCTTCCCCATCGTAATAGAAAAAGTCATTTGCCGCATCGCCCGTGTCAAACTGCCTATACTCCGCAGGCTCTGTTTTTTCTTTAATTATAGCAGATTTTCCCGCATTTACAACTTGCGCTGTGTCTTTTTTCCACCCCACCCATTCCGCATAGGTCATGTTCGAGACAACCTCTGTTTGCCCCGTATCGGCGTTTCTGGCGCGTCTCTGCGCAGTAGAGGTATCTACGCCCTCCACGGCGGCGATCAGCGTGCAGCGGCAGTTATATATCTCCCACGGTGGCCCTTGCGGGTCGCCGGGAAAGCGGCAACCGTTAGAAAACTTCTTGTCCTGCGCCACTTGTTCGCCGTCAAGCATAGCATGAGAGTGTCGTGTACGCGCGTCCAGCGTGGCCAACCATTCTTTTTTGAGCTTAATGCCCATCTTCTGCGCCGCCGCGTAGCTGTCCATGCGTCCGGCGTTCTGCGCGCCGGTGGCGGCAGTTCTGGCCGTGCGGATAGCGCTATCGCGGCTCATGGTGGTGATGCGCCGCTGCAAATCATCCGCCATGTGCTTGATGCTCTTTCCCTGCAAGATGGAGCTGGTGACGCTCTTAGTGATTTGCTTTTTGCCATACGCGAGGTCGATACCGCGCTTTAAGGCGCGTTTCGGCGGGTAGTATGGCATTAAGTCCGGCTGCTCCACGATCAAACGCTTGACCGTCTGCTCGTCCCACAGGTCAAAGCCGACGTTGCCCGCAACCTGCTCGATGGTATAGGCCGCATAGTTGCGGTTGAGAGAGTAGATACCGGGCGTTGCATCGTTGGTGTAGGATACTGCCACAGCGTTTGCATCGGTCATGCGGTGTGCCACCTTGTCACGCATGACCTGATAGCGTTCCCCACGCCCGATCTGGTTCAGCCGCCATTGCTTATAGTCCTGCTCCGTCCATTCCTTACCGTTCCGCACGGTGCCGATCAGTGCCTTCATTTCCTCGTCGCGCTTTTTGAATTGCTCAAAGTAAGCGTCAATGGTCGCTTGCAGCTCTTCCCCAGCCTCACGGTACAGCCTTGCAATACGCCGTTCCAACTTCGCAAGCTCTTTGTCGGTCAGCTTGTGTCCGAGGTCACTGTTCGCCATCGCCGTTCACCCCCGGCGCGACCGGTTCCGCAAGACTGCGGTCAATCGCTTCTGCCGCTTTGCGCTTCGCCATGTCCTCGTACTGGTCAATGTCACCGTTGATCGTCAGCAGCTTCTTTGTGATGTATTCATCATCGTAATACGCCGCGCCCAGAAGAATGTTCTGTGTTTCCTCGCTCTTGTTGATAATCTGATTGCGCGTGTAACTCGGCTGGTCCTCAACCCCTGCCAAACGCAGAATTTCCACGATAAACCGCGTGACTTCGGACTCAAACTTGTCTGTCTTCAAATCCAGCGGCGCATAGCTTGCCTTGATCGCGGTCGCCGTCTGATTGCCCGCGGATACCGCCGCAGCGTCGAAGCACTGGAAATCTTCATAGAGTTTCCGTTTCAGCATATCTATTGTCGTATTTGTCCCTTCGTACGGCGCTTCAATTGCCTGCGGTGTTGCCTTCGCACCGTCGTCGCCGTCTGCGTGGGCCACATGCAGCGTTTTGAGCCGCTCCACAAATTTCGCATCGTCCAGATCGTCCATGCCGTTGCAGTTGGACAATACCCAATAGATCAGATTGCCCTCGTCCACGTTGTTGACCATGTTAGAGGACGCAAGATCGAGCGCGTCAATGGTGTTGCGCTTGCCGACAATTTCGGATAGACACCGCTTGCTGTTTTTCAGCGGCACGATGGGGAAACTCGGATAGTTCCCGCCGTCGTAAATCTCTGTTTCGCCGACCTCGGCCTTGCGCTCGATCAGCTTATAGCTGCGCTTCGGCTGCATGACGTCCATATTCTTGTTTTTTAGCTGGAAATACTCGGTAAAGCCGTCGATTTCGTACAGCGTCGCTCTCAGGGGCTTATCCTGTGCCACCTGCCAGAACCGGATACCGGCCTTCATTGCGCCGTCCTCTTCATCGTAGAGGGGAACAAACTCAAGCAGGGAGAACACCCGCAAATGCGTCAAATCCCAGAAGCCAAAGGACACGCCCGCGATTTTCGCCTCACGCGCCGCATCCATGACTTCCTGATCGAAGTCCGGGCATAGCTTTTTCGGCGTTTCTTTCTCCGCAAAAGTTACGCCGTTGCCAAGCAAATACGAGATTTCTTGATCCACCGCCAGACCGAAGAAGCGGCTGGCCAGTTTATGGTTTGCCGTCCACATATCCGTGTGGCTGCGCCCCTGCATATCATAGATGATCTTTTCGTAGCGGTTGATGGTCGGATTTAGGCCGTTGTAATATTCCTCCGCATCCACCGCCGTTTTATACGCCGTGCTCTCGCGGTGCTCATTGATCGTGCTGCGGACAAACTCAATGCGCGCCTGCTCGTTGTCACCGACCGCCACGAGGTCGTTATATGTTTTGATAGCCGCTCACCGTCCTATCTGTTCCAAAGTGGTGTATACTCGCGCCGATACGCCTTGTTCTTCAGGACCGTATAAGCAAAATACCGTGTTTCATCCATCGCGTGGTCATTTTCTTTGATCGGCCTGTCATCGGCGGATTTTTCGTCCCACCGATACAGTCCAAACTCGCGGATGCAGTCTTTGCAATCTCGGTGTATCTTGATTACGCCGTCCTGCAAAAACCGCGCCGTTGTCATAATACCGTTGGTTACGTCGTTGTTGGCCTTTCGCACCATATAGCCCCGTCGCCGCAAAACCTCGATAAACGAGGCGGCAGACGGGTCAACGATAATGCTTTTGACGTCCGCCTCGCCGATTAGTTTTTTAATTTCGTCGGCGTATTCCTCGTCCGTCTTGTTCTTCTGGTTATCGCGCCCGGAATAGTAATACTCGCGGATGCGCGTTGCCGTCTTGCCGTCCCAGCGCCAAAGTCCTGCGGAAAACGGGTTAAGTGTGCCGTAGTCGCAGGACACATAGTATTCTCCCTTTTCCGGCAGATCGTCCACAATGCAGCTCTCGTCAAACATCGGATAGATCAGCCCCTCGGCCACCACCCACAAACCGCGAATGTATCGGTCGTAGAACACGCCGCTATACATGGCCTTTGTCCTCTCGATCATCTGCGGTGTAAGAATTGGGTTATCTTCCAGCAGGAAGTGAATGTGCTGCGTATTCTCCCGTTCGTTTTCAATCCACTCTTTGTAAAACCAATGCTGCGGTGATTCGGGGTTACAGTTAAAAAAATACTTCGGATGCTCAAACGAAATCGCACGGGAAAGCGCTTGCTCCACAAACGAACGCGGCATAAGTGCCACTTCATCGAATAGGACCCCGGCAAGCGTGATGCCTTGTATGAGCATATACGAGCTTTCATCCTTGCCGCCGAATAGGTAAAACCAATTTGTTCTATCCCCACACCGAACGGTTAAAATCCTCGTGGAAACCTTGTAATGCATGGACAGCGCAACACCAAGCCCGTCAATTTCCATCAACGGTTTTAAGATATTTCGCTCTGCCGCCTGCACCGTCTTCCCGCAAATAGCGAAATTCGTGCGGTCGTAGTTCTGCATCGCCCACAGCACAAACGCCATCGACATGACCGTCGTCTTTCCGGAACGGACGGAGCCGTCACAGATCAGCGCCATATCATCGGAGCCGATAAACTCCATTATTTTGCGCTGCTTTGCGGATAGCGTTTTAATTTGCATTGTTCTCGCCCTTTAACGCAGTAAGCAAAGCTGCCAACGCCGCAGGATCGCCGCTTTTTTCGTTCTCGGAGTTCCACCCAAAATTGCAGCCAAGCGAGAATTTCGCGCCGTTCGCACCGTCTTTGTCGTAGAGCCGAGATTCGGCGTATTCTTCACAGCGGGACTTCGCGCGCGTAACCGTGTCCGCAAACTCTGGCCTCGCTTGATAGTCCAGCAGTGCTTGTCTTCCCGTGAATCCAAGCGCCAATGCAAGCCCTGTGATTGTCGGCGGCTTTGCGTTGATGATGATCGGCACCCCGTACTTATCTCGCACAGCGCAACCGTCATCTCCGATAAACGGTTCGCCTTCGCACTTTTTGAAGTAAACGTCAATAGCTTTCTGCATCGCGCTTACGCTTTTCCATTTTCTTGGCGCTCCGCCAGCCATACGCTCACATCCTTTCGCCACCTCGCACATTTATTCTTCCATAAACCAAATGCCTTTTGGATGCAAAAAATCACCGCAAGCCACGTTTCTGTCTAAAATATCCGATACGTCAATGCTCGGGAAATATGATGCAACAAGATTTTTAACGCGCTCCTTTAGCTCGTCAACGTTATCCTGCTGAATCTCAACGGTGTAATACGAAGCAACGGCAATTAGTGCGTCTTCCTCGGTTTTGCATTTCTTTAATTTTCGCTCTATGATCTCAACAGCAAAGTTGCCTGTCCCACCGCACGGCTCCAAAAAGGTTTTCTCAATGTCGAAAGCGTGTCCGCCGTTTTCCTCGTCCAGCATATCGCACATCTTTTTCACCAGCCATGCCGGTGTAAACACTTCGGCAAATTTCTTAACCCGTTCTTTGCTCTTGATTAGAGGCTCGTTCTTCGTATTCACAGGCATACTCTGCTTCCCATCTTTTGATGTATTCTTGCCGGTGCTGTACGCAGTATTGATAAGCAGCAATGGCTTTTGGCGTGTCAGATGTGGGCGGATAAATATGGCGTGGGCCTTTAGCTTTTCTCCCAAGCCACGCTGCTTTACACGCATTGTCATAGCAGCCTTGGCAAGTTCTATGCCCTTCGATATATGGATGTTGCCCGCAAATAGCGCATAGGCCGTTTTCGTAGTATTCGTTTTTAGGAACAGAATGTTTTTGCCAAGTCCTTTTCTTTGGCTTCGTATTGGGGTTTATTTCGAGTGGGTGCCCACGTCTTTTTTCGAGGCATTCGGCACAATGGCGCTTTCCAACCATTGTATAGGCATCTTCTTTCCCGCACTCTGTACAAACGTGATGCGCGGCAAACCATTCTCGGCGTTCGCGCATATATTCCCGGTGATATGCCCGTCGATCTTCAATGTTTGCATACGCCATATGCCACATCCTCTTTGCTACCAGCCCCCGCCCCTTGGCCTTACATAGCAGACTTTACCCGCCCCGAAGGGCACATCTGGTACGGCATTGCAGTCCTGCCCTGCTTTAGCGCTTCGGCCATCATTCGGCGTCGCTCGCTGTGGTCTCCCCTTGCGGGGCACCTATGCCGCATATTGCCCTCAACTGCCCGCCCCGAAGGGCGGGCTATCAAGGGAGGAGGAGGAAACAGATGAAAACGCGGAGGCGTGAAGAGCCTCGCCCCATCACGCCTCTATTTTCGCATAGGTTTTTCTTATTTTTCCCCTTAAAAGGGGAATTTTCAAAATTTTTTTAGATAATCGTCCACGGTCATCGGATTATCCGTCCTTCCGAGCAGATAATCGACCGACACCCCGAACTTGTCGGCAATGCTTTCCAATGCGTCCGTTGTGGGCGTAGCCTCCCCCGCCTCGTACCGCCTCACCGCGTCACGGTGCAGACCACATAGTTCAGATAAAACATATTGCTTTATTCTCTTTCTCTCCCGTAAGCGCTTCAAGCGCTCGGGAAACGCGTTCATACCACATCCCCCATTCCGATCTGCTCAAATTCAGGCTTTGCAAATAAGGGAGCAAGCATTTTTTCTTTCGCTGCCTCGTAAAACCCCTTGTCCACCTCAAACCCATAAGCATTACGCCCCATCTCATACGCTGCGCGAAGCGTTGATGCGCTTCCGGCGCATGGGTCGATCACAACATCGCCGGGGTCTGTAAACACAGAGATCAGCTTTTTCAATACACAAACCGGCTTCTGTGTCGGATGCACCTTCGGGTACTCGCTCCGTTTGTCCCGTTCCCAGGATATCCAGTCAAATACCATGTGCCGCTCGCCATCCGAACCAACGTTACGGAATTTCGGCAGCTTGTCCCGATAAAGGACAACCGCGAATTCTGTTGCACCTACTATTTTCATGTTGGCTTTCAGCACCTGTGCAGAGTAGTTTTTACAGAAAAACAGCGGATAGCTTTTCATGAACCCGTAGCGCTTGCCGTATTCAATCACCGTTTGCATCTGCTCAAACGCGCAAAACACGATCATTGCCGGAGCCTGCCCCTTTTCCTTCGGTTCCTTGCGCAGCATACGGTTACAGAAGTGCATGTACTCCGCAATTTTGAATGTTCCGTCCGTGTGAAAAAAGCTCTGCTTTGCCAGCTTACTTTCACCGTTTTTATTATCCCCTCCGTTGTACCACATCGGATTGCTTGCATAGGCGTCCACGCCAATGTTATAGGGTATATCCGCAATCACCAGCTGCGCTTTTGGGATATTGTATCGCTTAAAATTCTGAAAATTGTCATGGTATAACTCGCATTTCATGCCAGCACCTCCTCCGGTCGGAAACTCTCTTTGATCTCCTTACCGTCTACCATGATCGCCACGGTCACATAGCGCCTCTGCGGATGGATGTACGTCACCACGCCGGTGCGGATCGGGTACAGCTTTTCGCCGCGCGCCTTGCCCGGAAACTCCTCCGGAACCGTTATAAACTGCGCCCGCACCTTGTCGCCTACCTTCATTCCACACCTCCGAACGCTTCCTCAAATGTCAGGCCGCTCTCTCTGAGGATGCCTTTAATCACGTCGATGGTATGTTGATTGTTCCCCGACAGCCACCACCAGATGTTGCTTTTGGAAATGCCTACCGCATCGGCAAGCTGGCGGCGCGTGTACTGCCGCTCGCAGAAAACCTTTTTCAGCGCCGGATAGACGCAATAGGGAAATTCAATCATTTTCTCCCCACCCTCCGTTTGTATCGGTCTTTTGACCTCTGAATGTAATTAATCATCGCGCTTTCTTCGGCTATGCTGACCGTTTCGTTGCTTTTTGCCTCTTTCTTTTTTTGCAGCCACGCAGCGTATCGTTCACAGGTCGAATGACAGCCGACATGCCGCTCCTGACAATTAAAGCAGCTCATATCATCCCACCTCGTACTGCGGACAGGCCGTGACAATGTAGCTTGTTTCGTAATGCCTGCGAGCGCCGCCGCAAGAATTCATCAAAACCTTTGTTTTGATCGCGCGCCAACCTTCCACCGGCCTCCACTTCAGCTTCCGTGTTTCTTTGTCGCATTCCGACCAAGGACATTTCCCGCAGGCGTATTTACAGGTCCAACAGAGTGTTTCGCTTTGATTTGCCATTTATACTTCCTCCACCCAAATGCCGAATCGCTCCAGCATTAGTTTTTTCTTAATGATATAGTCCTTTGTTTTAAAGCCCTTTGCGTCTTCTACAATCATTTTTCCGTCACGGGTATACACGAAGTCGGCTATGTATGTAACTGCCCTCACAGCGGCTCCTGTGGGCGTTCTCTGCGCCCCCACGAGCTTGTACGTCTGCTGTAGCTTCAAGTCGTGTATTTCCCCCGCTTTCAGCAGCATCCGCAGCTCATCGTAGCGGTCTGCCTCGTGCTTGCTGTCAAACGTAATGCCATGCCGCACGGTTTTGCGGTTGTGGTACTTGCCCGTTTTCTGAGCAAGTACCTTTTCACCCACCTGTTTTTGTGCCGCAGGCCCGAGGCGTGCGCCGCGCTCCACCTGCGCATTAAACAGGTTTTCTATTTCGTTTGCGTCAATTAGTCTCACGGTTGTCACTCTCCTCCAATTCGATCACAAAGGTATTGAAAAACCATCGCATTTCTTTGATTTCCCGGTCAGCAAGCGCGACCGGGAGCATACGCAGCGTATCGCCAATGGACAAGCCCTCATACGATTTACCGCCGTCTTTCACGCACAAATTCGTTGGCGTAAAAGGATTCTTTAAACTGTTGAGAAATTAAACTCCCTGAGTTTCATTCAGCACCTCCGTCCATCTTCGCCCCGCAGTTGGGGCAGTAATGATTTGCGCAGGCCATATGCTCTTTGATTCCGTGGTTGCAGTTGCTGCAAGCCTTGATTCCACGCCCGGCGTCTACCCACCGCCCATGCACCACGGGCGCAACGTCGGCGGCGGGGATTTCCGAGAAAATGTCCACAAGGTCTGCCATTGGTACTTTAAAGATTCCCACGACTTTTTCTGCCGCTTCTACGGCACGAATGTATTTAGCCATTTTCAGCCCTCCTGTTCCATGCTTCTTTCGCTTTTGCGTAGGTGTTATAGCAAGGGATTTGTGCGTGACATTTCTCACAAATAACATAGGGTCTAAAGTATAGATACTGTACAGAAATTCTGTCGCAACCGCAGAACGGGCATGATTTCAATTCAGGCATCCTTCATCCCCTCCAATGCCGCTTCCGCCTCCTCGCGGGTGAGGAATACGGTCTTGCCGATTTGCTCTATATGCTCTTGTAGACATTTGCGCTCATAAATACACAACTCACCCTTGTCACAGAAATCGCAGCAACCGTGCCCGTCAATGGATACCGGGCATACCAAATCGCAGTCAGGCCCAGCGTCCCATGTCAATTCAAACACAGTTTTGCACGGCAGCACCACCAGCCGCCCGTCCTTGTCGGCCTCGGCCAGTACCCTTACTCGGCTAATGCCACCGCACTCTCCGACGATAGTGCAAAGGTCGCTCCAGTCTTTAACCAGTGTGGACACTTCCACCGGTGTCTTGCCCGTGTCCTCGTATTGCATGAGCCTGCCACGCAGTTCTGCGTATGACCATGCTGCGGTATAAAGCAGGGCAAGCAAGCCTGTCGGCTCATCAGGACCGTCCAACAAAAGCTCACCCATCGCATAGTCTACGCCATCATCATCCATTGGGAAGTCCAAGTCCGGCAGCAAAATCTTTGCGGCTTTGCGGATAAAATCGTAGAGCCGGATGTCCGGGTAGTCCGGGCCATCACCTCCGCCCCGCACCCACGCCTCGAAGTCTTTGATGTAAAACAGATTCAGGGCGGCATCAAGGTTGTTATCAGGGAAATTAGTTGTTAGTCTTTTCATTTATCTTTCCTCCTTCGGCGGATCCGGCATCGGCCTCCAGAGGGTCACTTCGCAGTCAACCGGACAGTTATAAACATCGTCCGGCGTGAAGCATCTGCTTTCCCACCACCCCTCCGGAATGATGTAATCGTCACGCTCTTCGTCATAACGGCCATACTCCCAGATATCGTTCCAGTTCCAATCGCTGTCTTCTACGAACAACGTCCCGTCTTCATGGATTGCTGTTGCAATAAATTGCCTGCCATTTCTATTACAGACAACCATCACTTCGGTTTCGGGTTTTGGAAGACGTTCGGACACCGGGATCCAACGTGTCCGCTCCTGCGCCACGGCGATCTCCTCGGTGCAGCGGTCGGTCAGCTTTTCGATCAGGTCGGCGGCTGCGTCCAGCAGCTCCCGCTTGCTGCGGCTCTCTGTTGCGCGCAGGGCGGACACGATCTCTTTTTCTGTCATTTTCATTTTCTCCTCAGGTATTCTTTCATTTCAGCCGGTAGTTTTTGGATCCGGTAATATTCAGTACGCAGCCTTTCGACCGCTCCGCAATGCGCGAGCCTATCGCCTCGTCCCAGTCCAGCACGCGCGAGATCGTCCACTCGGAGCTGATGATCGTCACAAGGCTTGGCTTGATATACCGCGCATTGAGCAGATCAAACGCAATGTTGCGATCGGCCTCTGTCGCCGTCCCCTTGAGAAAATCGTCGATGTACAGCACCTTGACGCTTTTCAGCGGATCAATGGCATCTTGATATGCCTCGGCATCGTTGACCTTTGCTTTGATGCTCGGAATATCCGCACGCCATTGCACATAGCGTACCGGCAATCCGGCATCCATGAGCTTTCCGCACATCGCCGTGCAAAGATGCGTTTTCCCGCTGCCGGGACTTCCACCGGCGTAAAACCATCTTCCGCGCCAATCGGCAAGATAGCGTTCCGCTGCCTCTTTGGCCTGCTTCTGCCACGGCTCAGTCGCGCGGTAGTTCTCCATCGTGCATCTCTGCAAAAGCTCTTTAAGCCCGCTTCTTTCGATGCGTTGCAGATTTCTTTTGCGGATGGAGCATTCGCATTCCCGGTATTCCGCGTTTCCGTCTGCTGACCTACGCACGGTGTATCCAACGCCGCCGCAGAGTGGGCATTCGTCAGAGATTGACGGCTCCGGGGACGTTCCATTTTTTCGCATCTCTTCCAGTATCGTGACCATGTCCATTCATCGCGCCCCCTTTCTTCTCCAGCTCGCGCTTTTCCCATAGCTGGAATTTCTGCTGCCAGTTATAGACCGGCTTTCCCTCGGTATCCATCCACCTGGCGACGGAGTAAAACTCGTAGAATGGCTTGGGGTCAATAAGACCTCCGCGCAGCTTGGCATATTCGGCGACCTCGTCAAACGTGGGAGCCTTTCGCGGTAAGGGGGGAGGGGGGGATATATAGTCTTTGTCTTTGTCTTTGTCTTTGTCTTTGTCATAGCTTGATTTGCTTGGCAAATTTGGCATTTGCTTGTTTTGCTTGGCAAATCCTGCATTTGCTTGTTTTGCTTCAGCTCCGATCTTCCCGGCCTTGCTTCGCGCTTCGGATAATTCCGTCATTGCAGCGTTGTCCCTGTCGATCTGCGCCCTCATCATAGGGAAAAGAAACCGTTCGTTCCCGCCAAGCTGCGGGGCTTCGCCCGTCCTTGCGTATTCTAACAAGGAAGTGAAAAGCCTCCCCCTCTCAGCGTCACCGAGTGGCTCTATTGCGTCTAAGTAATCGACAAACAGCTTGATGTAAGTCATATCCGCCATGCGCTCACTCCTTATAGGGGAGCAGGCAAATTGATACGCCGTGCTGGGTCATAATGTCGCAAAGGTCATCTGCTTCTGATTGCGAGAGGCCGTCGATGCGGATCATATTATGTGCCGGATCATCTACATCAAAGATATTCTCGCAATCGTAAATCAAAGCGTCGTACTTCACACCGCACCTCCATCAAAACGGGAGGTTGCCGTCATCCTCGACCTCGCTAAACTCGCCCGGGTTGCTTGATGCGGGACTGTATGCGGCGGGTCCCTCCTGCGGCTTGCTGTCGGCAAAGTACACGCTATTGGCGATGATCTCGACCGAGCGGCGCTTATTGCCGTCCTTGTCGGTCCAGTCTCGCGCCTGCAAGCGACCGTCTACCACCACCTTGCGCCCCTTGGCGCAGTATTGCGCGGCAAACTCCGCCGTGCGCTCCCACGCGACCACATCAAACCAGTCCGTTCCGGCGTCTTTGCCGTCGCGGTCGACGGCAATGGGAAAGCTGGTGACCGCCTTGCCGCTCTGCGTGCGGCGCAGCTCAAGGTCCTTTCCAATGCGTCCCATGACGCTGATTCTGTTCAAGCTCATTTCAATTCCTCCCTGTTTTTTCTGTAAATCATGTTCTCCCGTGTCCAGCCGGGATATTTCGCTTTGAGATAGCCGACGATGCAGGCGTATAGCGCCGTCCTCTGCGGCCCCTCGTCAAAGGCTCGGTGGCAGGAGGGGCAGAGCGTCACGATGTTCTGCTCGATGCCTCTGCCGCCCCGTGAGCGCCGTATAACGTGCGCTACAGACTCCCCGTTGTTCCGCCCGCATAGAATGCAGCGCCCGCCGTCGCGTTCGTATACGATCTCCTTGACGCTTTTTGGGATGGACGTGGCCTTTGTCATTTTGTGCATTCAACTCTCCCCCAACGCGCAATAGGACCGATAATAACGATTGCCCTTCCTGCGGTTTTGAGCTTGCGTCTTAAAATCGACCCACCTGCAATTCTCTGGCGTATAGTCACCATCGTTGTCAATGCGGTCAATGGAGCATTCCCCATATTGGGCCGTTTCGTCATATCCCGTTTTCTTCGCCCACTCATAAAACGCTTGAAAACTATTCTTCCATTCGTCGCAAACGCCAATCCCGCGCCCTCCATATCGCTTGTAACAACTTACATTTGGGTTGTAACAGCGGTTTTTCATATTGCACCAAACGCCATAAAGACGGCTATGAGCTTTCCCGTGTGTTATTTTTGCAGCTCTTGAATGTTCTTGTCCGATGCACCCGCAACTGATTACAGCCCCAGATTTAAGGTGTTTCCCGCTTATGACTTTTTCAGTTCCGCAATCGCATCGGCATACCCATCTTGTGGTAATATGCCCGTTGCAATTCGTGTTCGAAGCGCGCTTAATCACGGTCAAATGCCCAAAGCGTTTCCCTGTTAAATCAATAAGACGATTCCCATTTTTCAAGAAGCAAACTCCTTTCGCTTTCACTTATTACTTCTATTCCAAGGCTTTTTGCATCGCAAACAAGATTGTCAATTAACCTTGACATTTCTGCGGTGTTATATGTTGATGATCCAAAATAGGCAAAGCACAATTTATACCCATGCAATTTGCTATCATCTACGACATCAAGAATCCACCCAGTCCCGCGACTTTCCCAATTCCTCTGAAACGCTTCAACCGCTTCATCTCTTATGGGGAGGGGGGTATACACTCCGACAGACTTAATTGCGTTTCGGTACACATCTTCTTTTGTTGTGCCTACCGCATTTGCAATATCTGTGCAGATTTTCCAGCACATAGCATTGGCATCCAAGCTCCGCTTCTCGCGGTGCTTCTTCACGGTCACGTCAACGTCTGTCTCGTGCAACTCGTCGTACAATGCGCCGACATTCTCCCGCGTGGCGATGGTAAGCAGATACCCACCATCGCGCGCAAGGGATAGATCATGCAGTCGGGCTTTCATTGGCTTTCCTCTTTTCCATGCAAGCCCAGCAGAGCGGCACACCGTATTTCTTCATCGCGCCTTTGGAGATGTCGCTCACACGATAGAGCTTTCCGTTAAAGGACTGCGGTGTGATCGGCTGCTTGCAGTCTTGGCAGGTGTAGTCAAACTGTTCCTTATACGCCTGATTGAAGGATTCCATCTCGGCCTTGCTCGGCTTCTGCTCTGCGGTTCTTGGCGTGTACTTGGTCGCGTCCTTCGCCCAATACACATCCGCACCAAAACCGAGCGCCTTGCAGGCAACGGAGATAGCATCGGTCAGCGCCATTTTGAAGCACTCGTCAGAGGTGTAAAGGCCGTTTCGTTCGCTGGCAACAAACGCGCTGCCGCCTGTGCCGGGGATCGCATCTGACCACGCGCCATCAACCTTGATGTAAAGATCGATGTCCACAAATGCGGAAACCTCGTTGTTCGCGCCCTGCTCCAACCGCTTATCCGTGATAACGTACTTCCAGCCAATTCCGCAGGGGCCGAACTGCTCCGTCAGCGCCTTAATGCGCCACATGGGGTTAATGTCGGTCTTGCCTTTCAGCCTCCCCGCCTGGATTTCGCGCTGTGCGGACGGCGGGACTTGCCGAACACGCTCATAAATTTCAAGGTTCTCCATCACTTCACCCCCATGCTCATGCCCTGTACAAGCGTCGCGCCGTCGATTTCAGCGCCGCTTTTCAGTAGCGCAGCAAGGTCGGTCTTATTCACCGTGGGGGCGTTGTAAGTAACCTCGCCGTCGTGACCGTTGGCGAGCATCCACGCAACCACCGCGCCCATGTCGGAGACCTCCACGCTGGTGGTCTTTCGGTAGCTGATGGAGCATCGGGGGGTGGAAAACTTCTCGCCGTTCAGCACAGAATCGAGATATTTTTTCTTGCTCTCTGCCGCACGCTCTAAAGCCTGTCTGCGCGCCGCAAGGGCCTTCTCTTCTTCGCGGATCGCCTTTGCTTCGGCGACGTCGTTTTTAATCCAAAGCGCGATGTTCTCGATCTTCTGCTCTCTTGCCATGTTCAGCTCCAAGAGCTTTTCAACGTCAAGGATTTCGCCGGTCTCGGCATCTACACATTCCGCAAGCGCGGAATCAATCTGATACAAGTTCATTGCTTTCCTCCTCAAAAAATTCCTCGCCGCAGTACGGGCACTCGGCGACTGTCCGCGTTTCTATGCCGTTCTCGCCGTCGAGGTTTTCCCTCACCTCATAAGTGTACGGCTCAAAGAAGATCGCGTGGCAGGCTTCGCATTTGTAAACCATGTAAATTACGACCTCCCCGCTTTCCGTATCATCTCCGACAGGCCGTATGTCCGCCCGACAATGGACGCTATCCGCGCCATCTCGATCTTGCGGAGCACCTCGGCTTCTGCCGGATCGTTTGATAAGTAGTAGCCCTTGCCAAAGTTCATAATGCAGTATTCATCGCCATCCTCCTCGCATCGTGCCGCCTCGATCACCTTGCGCAAGTGCCGGTCTGTCCAGCCGGTCATTTCGCAGAGCTGCCAGCGGCGCAGCGCATTCTGGGCGCCGACGCGAAGATGGTTTCGCAGAGTGATAACATCGTCCGTCATGGCGACACCTCGGTAAACTCTCCATCAATAAGTTTGTACCATGCGTCAGCCTTGATCCGCTCGCCGTCAACATACTCGGTCTTAACGCATTTTGGAACGCACCTATTCTTGGCTTCGGAATATTCCCATTCAGCAAGAGTAATCCAGCTCCCCGCTTTTGCTTTAACCGCAGAGTCGTGACCTGCGCAGCAGATAACCGAGTCTTCTCCCGAGCTTTCGATCTGATCGTGGTTGCCGCTGCTGCCGATCTGAGCGGAGTAGCCGCTGCTGCCGATCTGAGCGGAGTTGCCGCTGCTGCCGATCTTGGCGTAGTCGCCGCTGCTGCCGATCTTGGCGCAGTTGCCGCTGCTGCCGATCTTGGCGGAGTTGCCGCTGCTGCCGATCTGAGCGGAGTTGCCGCTGCTGCCGATCTGATCGTGGTTGCCGCTGCTGCCGATCTGAACGGAGTAGCCGCTGCTGCCGATCTGAGCGTAGTCGC